ATGATGGAATATTTCTTAGATGAAAGTGGTAACACAGGTGACTTGATTAACAAAAAAAATGACATGGGCTTTGCTAATCAACCCCTTTTCACTCATTCATGCGTGGGAGTGCCAGAAGGGAAAATTAGTAGAATGGAAAGTTTTGTACGTGTTCTGAAGATAAGACACGGTATCGATGAATCAATAGAACTAAAATCACAAGATTATTATATAAAAAATCCTGAACTAGTATACGAATTGGTGAATTTTGTAATTGAAGAAAAATACACTTTAGTATGTGAAGTAATGGATAAAAAGTGTAACGTAGCTGTTTCTATAGTAAATCAACTTATAGTACCTGCAATGGAGAATGAAGACCAAGAGCAAGTACAATTAGTAAGATCTATACTGGTTGATGTAATTAGTTTGTATGCTCCAGAAAATTGTTTCAGTACTTTCTCGGAGTTATGCAAAGATCCTTGTGAAGAAAAGTTACTCATTTGCATTTATACCTTAAAAGAATTCTTTTCTAGTGATAACAACCCGCTAGATGATGAAGGAAACACTTGTAGGATGTTTGATGAAACATTAAAAGAATATTACTACAGAAAAAGTGTGTTCACAGAAAAAGTAGCTATTAAGTGGTTTGTACCCATTCCTGACTTGGATAGCAACGGCAATATCATAAAGCTATTACCTAACGTACATAGTTTTTATAATCAGATCGCTCGAATCAATAAAATTCATAAAAGAAAATTATCTAATGTCATTTTAACACATGATACGTCTAGCGAATTTGCCGATACCTTAAAGTTTTGCATGTCAGAAATAAAAACAGTTAATATTGATATTATGCCTAATATCCCAACATGTGATTTTAATGTTATTGAAACTCCAGCCTTGAATTTTAAAGACTCTAAAGATAGTACGGGCATACAAATAGCAGATATAATCGCTGGATTTTTGAATAGGTATGTACATGGGTTAATGTATAAAAGTATCAAAATGGATACTATATATCATGATACATTTGATAGAATTGTTACACCAAATCGTAGTCGAGATCCCAAAGGGACAAACTTTGTAATACCGTTAAGCAAACAACATTGGCTTTTTAGTAAATTTAATCTCTAAAAAAAGCCCCGTAATGGGGCTTTAATTTTTACCATAAAAAACATCAATAAATCCATGAATGGGTGATAAAGATTTTGACGATTATAATTTAATGTTCCACTTGTTCAATAAATGTAAACACATTCAATTGCTTACTTAACATATCTTCGAGAAGCTTTTGTAAATCCTCTCTTTCTCTGATCATTACCGGTATTAAATTTATACCCATCTGTACTATAGGATTGTTCGATAAGTTATGTTGAAGTTCAGTATAGGCTTTACTTTCATCATCATTATAAACACTTATGTTCCACATACCGAAAATACTGTTGATTAGAGCTAGTAACTCTTGATCCTTTGCGATTATGTTTTTCATTGCTATCTGAATTTCATCAACTACTTCTCTATGTTCTTTCTTAATATCCCATGATAGAAGTTTTAAGTACTCAATCTCAGATACGAACTTAGTATATACTTCACTTTCCTTTTCGATAAACCCTAGATAGTTAGATGCCATCTTTTTCATAGAACGCACAAATTTATAAGTAGTAGGCACTTTATCCATAAATGAGGTAAACCAAAATTGAAATACGTTAATATGTAAAGCAGGTACAAAATACTTATTAATGTCTAATAAGTGTACAGATAAAATCTGAATACTACGATCAATCACTTTATCTTTAGTAGCATCACGTTTCCATTTTTTAGCAAACACCAAACCAAGTATTGCAGCAAATGCCATAACTACATTTGCTAATGCACTAATAGAATCTGACACTTTATCAGTTTTGACAAAGCAAAGCACTAATATACCGCCCAATAAAAATGACAAAATAGAAATGTAATTTACTTTAAAGAATTTCATTACCACATCAGTTTTTTTATAAGAGTTCATATCAGTAACCGTTATTAGCGTTGAAGGTAAAATATTACCAGCATCATTAATAGGTTTACAAGAAATATATCATTAGGAACTAAAAAGCCCCATTAAGGGGCTTCTGTTAACTACCACCAACCATGATAAGTAAGACTTGCATAAGTTGACCTAGTGGCACTTGGATCACGACGATTCCAAACGCGTCTAGTACTGGTACGATAATCCAGTTGTAGAGGATGATTAGAGTGATCACGAAACCAAGGGCATTACGCCAATGGAAAGATACCTTTTCAATCTCTTCTTTGTTTACTTCAATCTGTCCTTCGGCATTAGTAGTATGTACATCTTTAGCTATAGTCTGTCTCTTTAGAAAGAAGTCCATCCCCTTAGATAGTAGTTCTGCGATAATGCTAAACATTATTGTTCCTTTTGGCATATGTACGACATTACACGGTGTCCTTTATATACCTGCTGGAAAGAAGTAAGTACGGTTACAGTACTTTTACCATCAATAAGATCTACTGTTAGTACATCACCATTATTAACATTTGGTGTTTTATTTAATTCAAAACTGAATGCAATCAAATCACCTTTAGCCTTATCAACTTGTTTCTTAATCATCTTACCTGATAGTGCTTTATCATATGGTAGGGTAACACTCACTGGTTGAATGCTTTGGAAAGCAAAGCTATCTAGTACTGTATAGTCATAGCATGGAAATTGTTCTAAGTAGTTCATTCTTATCTCCAACGGTAGTTAAACGTACCGCGTAATGTTCGTAGTTGTTTTATTACTTTTTTTTCTGTGTCTTCGTAGAAATCAAACAATGGTTTTCTTCCTACACTTCCATAGTAGCCAACTACCCTTTTCTTACGTGCCATTACTGGATCGCGTTTGCTAGAGTTTTTGGAAGTGTCAATAAGATACTCTTTACCGTTCTTACTCTTCACTCGTTTGTATTTATCCTTGTTCTTTAATTGTGATATGTTTCCCTGCTTAGTTAGCCTAGCATTTTTATATGGGATCACTTTGTATTCATGTTTACGAACATAGTTAGGGTCAATAACGTTCTTTAGGTAGTCTGCCTGATCTGGCATTACTATAATCTGATTAATACTAGTAAAACCATTGGGCTTATAGAAGTTAAACTTCATTGCACGATTAGTATACGGTACTACACCACCTTTAGATTCTACATTAATCTGTTGTTGAATTTGTTTAGTTACAGTACGCATACGTTCACTAAGTTCTTTCTTAAACTGATCACCAATCTTTGGTGAATTATCATTTATGAATTTCTTCATATCACTAGGGCTTTTGCCCCTCTTCCATCCCATTAGTTTAATTCCTCTATTAACTGTTGAATGATACGGAACGTTGCACCGTTATCATTTGGTATTCTTGCCTTAACCATTACTGCTTTATTCACACAATTACTTTTTGAACCAAATAGCCCAATCAATGTTGCTTCTACTAAGGCTGCTTGATTAGTAGTAGGGAAACACCAAAGTAGATACTTCTTATACTCTACTCCATCATCAATCATCTGATTAACTGATTTACTACTACTGGTATATTCTCGCCAGTTGGATTCTTTAGTACTGTCCTTTAGTTTCTTAATGTCTTTGATACCTTTGTAAACCTGTTTTACGCCAATATAAAAATCACCGTTATCAAAAGTGATTAAGTAAACAAATGCGGCGTACTGTCCTGAATTGATATCATCTACTTTCCATTCGTTTTCGTTATAACTATTCCATTCCATATAAATATTCCATATATAATTAACTATAGGAATATTTAGTAATGGCAGATATAAAAGAAAGGTTACGACTATATGAAGGTACAGCAGATTATCAAAGAGCATTAGGATATTACCGACAAGGTAAATTCTATATGTATAAAGATACGGAAGGTTACTGGACTATCGGCTACGGTCATAAAGTACTACCAAATGAAATGCAAAAGTACAAAGATGGTATTAATGCTATGGATGCAGATCTACTATTAGCATGGGATATTGACCGTACTAAAAAGGATTTAGCAACACTAGGATTAGTACTACCAAAGGATTGGGAAGATTTCATGATCATCATGACTTTCCAACTTGGTCTAGGTGGAGTGAAGAAATTCCGTAAAATGATTGCAGCACTCAAAGTACAGAATTGGAAAGAAGCGATAGTACAGGCTAAAGATAGTCTATGGTATCGTCAAACACCGAACCGACTTAATGCAATGATACAAGAACTAAAAAACAAGTAATAATAAAGGGGCTTATCGCCCCTTTTCTTTTTCCTGTTGTTCTAGAATCACGATAATACGTTCAATTTTCAAGTCCAGTTGGTGTATCTGTTTTTGAATTACTCGTATAGTTGCTTCGAGATCTTCGTGATCCACATTTAGACGTGCAATATCAGTAGTATGACCAGATACAGTTGATTCAAGAGATGATACTCTATCAATTAAATCATCTGTGTCACCAGACTTATCACGGTATATTGTCCATAGGAGTGCACCAGCAGAAAAGAGTAATGCGAATACGACATCAAAACCCATTTTCAGTTCCTTTTATAAAGTATAATAGTAATAGTTATTGGGTAGTACAATTAATTAAAAATGTACTACCCAATCTATTTAGTATTAAGCATTATATAAAGGCTGATCACCTGCACGATATACGAATGAAGATAGTAACGCTGGTACGTTTAACTTAGCACTACTGCCACGTGAAGTAGTACACATCACGTATATATAGTTCCACTTACCACGACCAACGGCGGGTACATAGATACCGTTAATTGGGAATGATAAATTACCTCCACCATTACCAGCATCCCAGTAACGTAGGTTAGTCATTGGAATACCATCACCACCCATACGAACATAGAAGTACTGACGTTCGAAAGAACCAAGTTCTAATGTCATATTACTATCAAGAATACGATCAAAATCTTCGCCACGAATACGCAAAGCTACATAGTGTTGGTTTGCTACTGGATCACGTCCAATAACACCACCTGATACAGTACGAGAACCAAAGATGAATGGTTCTGTTACAATACCAGTAGATTGAGGACGACAAATATCACCAATAATTTTTGCAGCACTTAGTGTACCAAGAATATTACAAGACTCATTGATAGTAACATTATTCAATACACCCGTTGTTGCTTGGATATTACCGCGTACTGTTACATTACCAAAGTTAGCAGAACCATTTTTATTAATCATCCAACCATTAGTACCATCCCAATTACTACTTTGAATCTGTTGGGAGATCTTCGCAGAATCTATAACGCCGTCCATTATGTGAATATTACGGACTGCCCCATTTGCTAGCTTTAAATTATCTATAGCGGCATTTTGAATTTTCGCTCGCGATACTGAAAGGTCATTTATCATAGCTTCATTGATTGAGGCCGTAGCTATGACTGCTGAGTTAATATAAGTTTTACCACCTTGAACTACGAACGGATATACCTTATCACTTTGTTTAGCTGAGTCAGTACTGATAATTGAAAAGCGATCCGCCATCACCGTGAAAACTGATGATTTTTCATCTGCTGCTAGGGCAATACCAGTAACGTTACCATTATTTGATACCTGAACCTGCCAGCGTGAACCTAGTTCATCTACGATTTGTTTTTCAACAATTCCCGTAGCAACATCACTATGAAGTAGTCCATCAATAACATCGTCATTCAACTTAGAATATGGAACCTTCGTATTCTGGTTAAAACCAATTGTAGGCGACCATACTAATTCATCCTGCCCCATCACATCATATGCAGCCAATCTACCGTACCAAGAACCGTCTTCAATAGGGAATGAGGCTGTATAACGGTTAGAACTACTAAAGTAGACAACACCAGAACTAAACCCCTCATCTTTTGCGGCTTGGAATACTACACCAGCATAATCTGGAATATTTGATTCAGTCCATTCAAAGAACACCTGATCATAACCATTACGTAATTTAACACCTAGTAACTGTGGGTGCTGTGGGTTACTAACTTCAATCTGTACTTCTTCTGAATAGATGCCAGTACCGTACCCATGTGCGATAATACCAAATACACGATAACGGCTTAGACCGTCTGATTGGTTCATAGCGAACGTATAAGACCATGCACTATCCTGTGTGAAGTAAGACTTAATGTATCTACGGTAACGGTCATATACACGAATTTCATAATATCTGAAATAGTCAATGAATCGTTTACCATTCACTGGTAGGTTTAGCTGATCATCCCAATCAAATATAAATGCCTCGGAATATGTTTGGTTAAATCCGGCATCAGCGTTAGTCATTACAAGACCAGTTACTTTTGGTAATGCAAAAATGATCTGTGGCAACTGATTATAGATTGCTACTAGTTCGGATGAATAACCAAGTGTGTTATAGCTTTCAATTCCAAAGTCATAGCTTACTCCCTGAATCAAGTTTAGAATTTCAAAGGATGTAGAGTACTGTCCAACGTTACCAATATTAATCCAAGTACTGGAATCACTTCTCTTATAACGTAGTTTATAACCACGTACACCAGTATCTTGACTAAGATCCCAAGTCATTAAAACAGTACTGCCATTTACAGTAGTACCAAGGCGTTGTACCTGTAGGTTGCTTGGTGGCTCTACCTGTGAAGGGTTTGGTAAGTTAGTAATACCGTTCTGTGGGAACTGTCCTGGGTCAACGCCCGAATAGATGCCGTCTGTGTACTGCGTTGCTGTGATCTGTACTATTCCTGCTTTATCTACTGTCATTGGTACAGTACGGGAAACTACACGGAACTTAACATTTTCAAAACCTGCTTCTTTAAAGCTAATCGTGAATACATCATTTACTGTAATATCAGTTACGAATGTATTAAATGTAATACCAGCTAGTACATACTTAGCTTTTAATAGTTCGATATTACTACGTTTGGCTAATTGTTCTTTATCTTGAATCCATTTACAGTTTAAATCTTTCTTAATGATATAACCATCACGTACAATAGTCTCGTTAGTTAGTGTATCACTTGGGTAACGAATAATATCTTCGGCATAGTCACCATTTGGGTTAGTATAAGTACTATCCATAGTGTTGAAGTAATCCGTATTTGAACCAGTAGTGATATTAACAGAACCAAGAATATTACTTTCATCAAAGTGTTCAACGGGTAAATCTGCCGTATCAACACTTAAGTACTGAACACCATTTGATTCATATAGTACACCACCGAACGTTTGTAGAATTGCTTCCATGTTCTCTTTATAACTTTTGTCATATGCAATACTACCATTAGAATAATAGTGATTATCTTTACAGTACTGTGCAATATTACGGAAAGAGGCAATATCAATATCATTTGGATCTGTACCGAAACCAAATTCTGTATTTGTCATGAAGTCATATAACTGGCTTGGTGGATTACTTGAAGGTTTTAGTACGTTATCAGTTAGATCATAAATCTTTCTACCTCTAATCTCTGCTGATAGTACGTAGTTCATATTAGTTAGAATACCATCAGTAAGGCTACCGTTAGTTTTCTTAATGACCGTACAGATCTGTACTAGACCATCACCACGCATATCATCAGTCCATTTACTGCCGCCATATTGACGGGCTAACGTCATTGAACCACCATATGAAGGTTTACCAAAACGTACTTCAATCTGTAGGAACTTGCGGAACTTCTCAATTAGCATTGATTCAGGAATAATACCTTCCTGAGTAATATATGCATCATCACGTAGTACTGGTACGTTGTCAAAAAATAGCTGCTTAATTACACCTGCTTGTGTTTCTCCGGGTACTTGTCCAATTTCACCAATACTTAGACAATGCACGGAACATAGTTGGTTAGATTCACCTTTATATACGTTCTGCCAAACTACAATAGAACCTACTTTAACAAAAGCAACTTCATCTTTATTCTTGTTAGATCCGCCGTACACTATGGGAATACCAGTACTAGGTGATGTACTTCGGGCATTACTTGTACCCGTACTTGGATAGTTTACCCCCTGTTGACCTACATTCATCATCTGACTAGATGTAATATAGGATAGTGCTGTTACTGCTGCACCAATTGCGATTGCTGCTACTAAACCTACTGTTGCATAGGTCGCCGCTGCCGCCGATGCACCAGCCAATACAGCGGCTGCTAATGCTGCTACTGCCATATATTATTCCTCCGTGAATCTATATACTTTGTAATTATTATCTTCTTGTGAATAGCGTTGAACTTTGAATACCTTTTCATCATTCAGTACTATTACTTTGTCTCTCCAGAATACAGTACAGTGATCATTAGCTAGAAGGATATCACCATCACGTGGTGTATCTACTAATTCACCCTTATCTTCACAAAGTTTCTTTAGTGTTGGATATGTACAATTATTTTTGGCGTACTTGCGTCCACCTGATGCCGATTTATATTTCTGGTAAATCTCATCTTTATATTGAGTACCAATAATCATATCAATTACGGTTAATGCCATGATATGGCAATCCACTGTGCCATATTCTATTGGTGTATTTGCGTAGGTGCTTAGGTACTCGGTAATTAAACCTTTATTCATGTTATTTCTTACTCGCTTTCCAGAATTGTTCTGAACTATTTATGATGCCGATTAGGTCAAAGAACTTATCACCCTTATGTGTAGATTGGTGAATACTAGTACTGGATAGTAGGCGTTGTGTTTGGTCTAACTTCTTCCATAGACTATTGAGACTAACAGTAGTTGTGTTTTCAGTATTGCCACCTTCAACATTAAAATCTGAAGAGAAGTAATCGATATAACCACTAAAGATACGGTAACGATATAGAATAGAACCATCAGCAGGACTAACGATACCCATCCAGATATTAACTTTTGCATCTTTCCAAAGTCCACGTAATGCCATAGATAGATATTCTTGGTTTACGTTACTGACTTTAAATGTAGTACCGTTATTGTTTACTGCATTCTTTTCTACATAGTTTGCAAAACTTGAATCGATAAAGTCCGGTACTGGTTGATAGGTAATACCACTAACTGTTTTTTCTGATAGCCCATCTATAAGATAAATTGCAGAACCAGTAGGTGGAATCAAATCAACCATTTTAACCATAACACCACATTGATAGAGTTCTTTCTCTGTGAGTACTGTCTTATTATCTCCGCGTACTAGATTCCAGTAGTTAACCAGTACGGCATTGTTTAATAAATTATTTGGAATAGCCATGATTAACCCCTGATGCTCTCGGTTGCTTGAATTGTTACTTCAATTAGGTTAGTACTTGGGAATGAATACACTGCATTCTGTGGAGTTAGGACGAACGAACCAGAGAGGTTATCGTATTTGATTACTTCACCCAATTGGATATTCTTAATTAATCCTGGGAATATAGTCATAGTAGTACCGCTATTTGCAATAACACGATATAGCTTTTTATGACCGTTGAATTGGATTATTGAACCCACTTCGAGACTATTTGAGTTTACGGCAATTGATGTAGCACCTGCTGTACGTGCTGCGGTTGTCTGCACACCTGCATTCTGATTACCCGTATACTTACCCCACCAACCAAGAGACATATCAAATGGTTTACCTTGTGCGTACTGTGCATAGAAGTTTGCAATTTCTGCACGAAACTGTTTATTCATCGTAGCTTTGAATGTAATACTAAAGTACTGCGTACCTACTACACGTGTGATTTGTTCACCAGTCCACGTCTGATTTAAATATTGTGGAATATTGTCATTCAAGACAAATTCACTAATAATAGCGTTATCTAGCATATTGAATCCTTTCAAATAAGCCCACATGATCGTGGGCTTTATAGTATTTATTACACGTTGCGTTGTTGTGATGTACGAACTGCCTGTACAATTACATCAGCATGTTTTTTACACATTTGAGTAAAGTCTTTATCAGTTAGATCACCAGAGTTTTGAATAACAAGTGGTGCTTCAATCTTGATTTCACCAGAAGAGTTATTACCAGCATCTTTAAGATAGTTAGTAAGATCTTGGTTAAGTGATTTACCTACTACACGTTCACCCTTTTCAAGATTATATGTACCAGTACTAGGCAATGAATCCCAACCATCATGGGCTTGACCTTGAATAGTTGTTCCCTTAATAGTACGGATAATGTTTGCACCCTCTGCTGCTACTTTTAATCCAGCGGCAATACCAGCAGGCCAGCCTAATTTGGTTGCCTCACTAATACCCTGTTGGATATTGATAATTGACTGAGCAATAGCAATACCTTTCTGAATAGCAAAAAACGCCTTAGCCGCGTCGTTACCTTCAGAGAAAGCACCAGCAAGAGTAGTACCAATATCACCAGCGGCATTACCCCAAAGGCCAATAGTACTATTCAATGCATCAGCAGTAGCACGAGCACGTTTAATATCTGCATTAGTCTGAATAGCTGTAAGCTGATCTTGGTATTCTTGGAATCCAATTACTTTGGCATCATATAGAGCTTTTGCCCCATCCTGGTTATCTTGCTGTTCTGTACCGATAGCTGCTAGCTTAGTTGGGTCTGCCTGTGTATTGAATGGGTCTTGATAACCTAATCCCTGAGTAGCAGTATTAGTAGCCCATTTGTTACCAGCGGCTGCGGCTGCTGCCTTTTGTTCTGGTGTGGCATTTGGATCATTTGTAATAGCTGCGATGTTCTGAGCTTGTTTCAAACGGTCATTCTCTGCCAACATCTGATCAACCATTTCTTTGTAATTGCGTGCTCTATCTGCATAGTGAGTACTCAACATTGCATTAGTTTCTGCTTCACTCTTCTTAGTGAGTTTTGCTGAATCACGAATACGTTTTTCAATTTCATCTTGTTGAAGAGTGAATTGTTGTAGTTTCACCTGTGCGGCATTAGCACCCATTGCTGCCATAGTCTGATCTAATACTTTCTGAGCTTGTACTTGTTTTGCAAGACGTTGCTTTTCTTCTGCTGCGGCTTTGGTAGCTGCTGCTGCTGCTTTCTTACTTGCTGCATCACGGGCTTTATCATCACTCTCTGTTAGTTTCTTAACGAGGTCTGCACGTGTTTCTTTATAACCAGCATCAAGAGTAGCAAGGTCTTTATTCAAAGCATCCTGATTACCCTTATAGCCTTTTATTAATGATTCTTGTATTGCCGCACGTGTATCTTTGTACTGTTTATCTAAATCATCAATTTTAGATTGAGTCTGTGATTTAGCAGTTTGGAAGGGCTTCATTGCAGCATCAATAGTACTTTTCTCGAATCCTTTATTGTACTCTTCACGTTGTTTCTGAATAACGTTATTAGCCTTATCAAGATTTGCTAACATATTAGCAAAAGTTTTCTGGTTGCGTTCTGCGTCCTTCTGCTGTTCTTCAACTAATTGAGCACCATAGATAGAAGAGTTCTTAAGCATATCTTGCTGATAGCCCTTCTGGTATTCCTGTACTGCTGCGATACCTTCACGGCTTGTAGCTGCGGCTGCGGCTGCTACGGGCTTACTATTAAGTATCTTGGTCATTAGGTTTAGAATATCTGCAAGGTTAGCCGCTACTGGTGCTAAAGCAGAATTATTCCATGCTTCCCAAGCCTTACTGAGTTCTAGAGTAGCTTGGCGGTACTGTTGGAACTGGTTAGACTGTTCACCAGTTAGTTGTACGCTCTCATCTGCTAGACGGTTTTGATACTCTTGTTCGCTATTATAACGTTGATAAATGGTAATACGTTTATCTGCATCGTTTGCAATAGTTTCCATCATGTTAATGATTTGAGAATTACTAAAGCCCATTTGTTTAGCTTGATAGTAGATTCTTGCAATAATATCTTCACCACCATCTGCGGCTTTCTGTAGTTCTAAAATACTTAATCCTAATGGTTTAATTACATCAGTGTACATAGAACCAGCTTGGTTAGTTAATGCATCACCCAATTTATCCTTACTATCTTTAATTTGGTCTGCTACGTTATCCATAGTCAAACCTACCTCGGCAAACATATTAGCTTGCTTCTGTAAGTTCTCTACACCAGTTTGTGCAAGACTCGCAGATTGGAATACTTCAAATGCTTTCTCTGCTTGTACTTGCATCTTACTAATAGCTACCATAGCTGCGGCTGCGGCAATACCTACACCACCTGCGAAAGTACCGAAAGCTGCACCACTAGAAGTAAGTAAACCATCTACATTACCAAATGCACCACCTGCTTTATTATTAAAATCGGATAAACTATTACCCGCGTTTTTCAATGATTGTTTCAAGCCAGATTCATCACCTGTGATTTCAAAAATCATTGATTGTTTTTTATTTGCCATCTGGCTTTACTCCCATCCATGCGAGCATACTTGCACGCTGTTGTTTTGCTTGTTCTTCTGCGATCTGCTTCTCCTTCTCTATCCTTTCTTCTGCCTGTTCTGCACGAGTTTTATTACTAAGCAATCCAAGTGAATCGAATTCTTTAGTACTGAACTTATGCATATCTTCTTTTCTAATATTGCCAGTACTGAGCCATAGAGCTTGCATGATTTCACAATGACGCATTTGATCTACTTGGGCTGAGTCCGGGTCTATAACCGTGTCATAGACGTATATATAGAAGAAAAGCAAAAGGGGCATGGTGTAGAGTTCATCCACACCACACCCCTTATTACGGATTAGTTTTAGAGTTAGTGCAAGAAACGGATCGCTTCTTACTTTTTTTCAACATTATCAATATTCATTGATTCAGTGAAGATACGATCAATCTCTTGACTTAGTTTCATCTGTACTGATAATTCTACGTTTTCTTCAATCTGTTCTGGTGATTCGAATAGTGGTTTACCTTCGTCATCAACTACACAATGATAGATAATTTTGAATGGTGTAGTACATTGGGAATATTGAGCTAGTGACGGCATACGAATTTTCACAACTACATTTGGTGCTAGTTCGAATTCGTGGGTTTTTACTCCAATCACGCTCATTAAATCATTTAGGTTCATTGTATCTTCCTTGAATTATTGTTTTATTGTTATTATTTAGTCACCAGAAGTTTCACCACTTGCAACTGGAGCACCAGTAACTACAAAGGTATATTCACGTTGTGCTTGTGAATCGAAATCACCAGAAGTAGTGTTAGTAGAGATATAGCCGTTAACAACTTGGAAGTAAGAAGCACCATCAGCACCAGTAAGGTTCTCATAGTAAGTTACACGTAGTTGTACTTTGGTTAGATTATCTGCATAAGTGTTAAGTAGTTCTTGACCAACTGCACCAGGAATCCAGTTAACAGTAAGAGAGATATCAGGTACATTTTTACTACCTGGGATCTTATCCGCATAAAGTTCACCGAAACTATTTACAGTTGCCATATTTGTCTCTGCCCCCGCGACGGCAGGGAATGCTGCTAGCTTCTCAACTACAGTAAAGGTTGTTGCAACACCGCTAACAGGAGCTAAAGCAATCTCTACTTTAACATTGTTAGACATAAACATATTTTTAAATGCCATTTTATTTTCCTATTTAAAGTGGGTAACAGTCCTTGTTACCCTTCATTCATATTATTTATGAAGATTGTAGTACTCAATGTATAATCCCAATCCTCTTAGTACTTCACCGCTATAAAAGCCAAAGAACATACTATTGTTTTCTTCTGTTGTTGGAGTACCAGAACGTATAGCGGCTGCCCACGTACCATTCATTACATGATTTGGTGTGATTACCTCATAGAAACTCTGTACTTCTTCAAACAACATTTGTATTAACTCATCATCTGGATAACCAGCAATTGCCATAATACAAGCACCTGCTAGCCATAGACCTGACATATGAGGGGTAAACCCATCATAAATTACTTCACCATTGTTTTTGAAACGTGTTGGTGCATGACCATCATTATTTTTCATAAACCATTTCAAGTAATTCATCCAGTTCTTACAGTACTGAATTATATTAGAGGGGATTGTATAATCTCCACGTGACCACAATTCATGTACTACATTACATCCGGCATAGAATGCACGTGGTTCATAACCAGACCATGCCTCTGAGTAGAAGTGATCCATAATAAATGTATCTACTTTCTCACCTTCTGGTAAGTACGCTAATGCATCCTGACGGTTCCACACAAACGCCTGAGCACAAGGACCAGGTAACGTAGGATAGAATTTATTAGTAAACCAATCCTGTGCATCACATAAGAACTTGATACTGTTATTTAGTCTTTCTGTATCAATAGTAGTACCTTTGAAACACCAAATAGTAGGTAATTGGTAGCCAGGATATGGAAGACCACGCCAGCCAGAATATAACTGAGCATATGGATCTGTAATATTACTGAACGGGATTAGACCGGGAGTATAAGCAAGACTACTTAACATATAATCTTTTATCGTACAGTCACCAAGACGTGCCGTATAACCACTACTAGTACTGTCATTGAATGTTAGATTAACCAGTACTGAATAGTCACCAGTACCCGTATCATCATATAGCTCAGGTAGTTCGTTAACACAATACCAATCAATACGGCCTGATACCCCATCTACTGGAACATCATCAAGTAAAATAGTGAAGTCTTCACGGCCTGTTAGGGTAACGGCTGCGGGTTGTTCATCCCCTTCCGAATGGTTAGGTTGATAGCTGTTAAGTTTGAAATCTAATTGAGTGAAGTCCTGTGTAACCCATGCACCATTATTTGCAGGTAACATAGCCCACCAACGCCAACCATCATCATCAGTGATACGAATATTGAAATTATCATTGTAAGTACGATAAGTGAATGATTTGATATCCTGTAACACTTGGTCATAGATATAGAACCCAATTACCATACCCCCGTCACCATCCATAGTACTTGAAATTACGTTATCATAGTACTTACCTACAATACCTGATTGATATTCGAATTTAGTTACAGTATTAGAACCATAATCAGAAATGTTACGCATATCTGCGGTTAGGTATTCACCACCATCTGGTTTTCTAACACGTGTAAAACGATTCATTGGAACATCCATTACAGTAATTGAACCATTTGGATTACTATTAGGAATACCACAACGGTACAAGGTTGAACCCTCTTCTACCTTAGTTTTATTCACTGTCATTTTTACAGCTAGTCCAAGACCTACACCAGTAGTATCAACACCGCCATATTCAATGTGGAATTTTGAGTTATTATTAAACTTAAACCAGATTGATTGTTGTTCTAGGGTAGTTTGTGCTGATGCACTTTGATTAATTACAATATAGCCTTCTGCATCACGTGAATAAGTTGCAATTTGATCACTTGGGTAGAAGTAGTCATATGAAATACCATCAGTGAATGGCGTAGTTGCGATAGTACTTTTACGGAAGAACATATCAAATTTATCAATGTCTGAATAACCGTAACAAGTAAGTAAGGCACACTGCCACGCTAGATAGTGTTTACGTTCTCCGGTAATATCCCAGAGCATTTTTGCAGCAAGGCAGAACCACAATTCAGCATCTGATGCATTATCAGCAAAATCAAGATCACCATATACATCAATAGGTACGTTTACTGGGCGGTTGTGCCAACGTTCATTTCTACTGAACATATAACCACCATGTTCTACGGGGTTACGTGTTGCGTAGTTAAAGCGGTAATTACCATTGATTGAAGTGTCTTTGAGCTGGACTGTACCGATCTGGCTTGTTAGTCCTTGTTCCAGTACTTCACCATCAGAATCTACCTTACGGCCTGTACGGTCGATGATCCAATCTACATCATAAGTTGGTGCTTTGGTGTTCCAATCGGTTGAACCGTCTTCTAACCATGCGTATGCGGTGGCATTCACCTGATTCCAGCCCAATGATGCACGTTCTGGAAAGGCGAACCATACAGCGTCCAAGTACTCACCATAGTTTGGAGCACCAGAAGGTATCTTAGTTTGTCCGTTAACCCAATTGAATAGCACACCTTTAAAGCCGCCATGCGTCGGATATTCGGGATCTAGTGGGTAGTTTGCAAGTACTGGAGCCTTGCCATTACAAATCCAATTACAACGTAATGCGGTACTTGGTGGATCTGGGAATGGTACACCACGATAGAATGCAAGATGGTATGCATCAAAGTATTGTTTTGCTTTCTCTAAGTAGTACGGTTCTTTAGTAGCTTGGTAACAATGTAATGCACCTAGTATCTGTAGGGACTGTCCCTCTGTTGTGGAATCGCCATCTGGCATCGCCTCCCACATCGTTTCCGCGATAAAGTGTCTATTGTTCGCAAGTACATTATCTGGATTAAAAACGTAGTGCTGAGTTTTATTATCTGTGGTTAGTCCGGTGTTTCGGTCGAGAAACTTAAACTGTCCCTCAACCATTTGATACGCGTTATCTAAATTGTGTTTTCTAATCATTAGTGTAGATCTGCCATTAGTAAGGAGCCGTACCAAGTGCTACCACCATCATAAGAAACAAACTGGAATACATCGGTTGAATCTTTCGTAAATGTCAGTACTGGTACACGCCCATAAGACCATAAAATTGAATCAGGCCATGATATTTTATTTGCCCCTGTGCCTTGTTTCATAGCTACAGTGAAAGATTGAGTATTCTTAGTATTACCACTTGCATTAACAATGGTAAAATTAGTTGTTCCTGCTGATAGGGTAACAGTGAATGCAGTCTTACTATCTGATAAATCAATCTCTAGGCTAGTGCCTGTGAGAGTATTTAGTGCTAGCAAATCATTTACTATTGTTACTTTAGTATCAATATTGTCTTGTAGCGTTTTATCCTTAGCATCAATTTGTGCCTTAGAATATGTACCCACATCATCATAATTTAGTACTACACTACTACTTAATGGTTTTCCATTTACCGTAGTGATACGTAGAGCAAATAGATCGTTAGATTGAGTACGTGAATACACATCTGGGATATCTGCGGCTACAAGTTGAATATTAGTACCAGTAAGTGCTTTGTTATTCACTAGGAACGTTTTAGGTACAAAAGTACTGTTACTGTAGCTTAGACTTGCCATATCGGTAAGTTGTGATGCACCTAGTGTAATATTTCCGCTTAATGCCACGCCGTTAATCGTCTGAGTCTTTGCAACAAAGTTAGTATTGGTTTGTGTCTGTGAGTACACATCTAAAATATCTGCCGCTACTAAGTTTAATGAAGTACCAGATAGTGCATGACCATTTAACTGAAATACTTTAGGAACAAATGTATTAGTGATATAAGTTTGTGAGTACACATCAGCGATATCAGCGGCTACTAGTGTGATGTTACCTTGTAGCTGTTTACCATTAACTGTTTGTGTTTTCAGTACGTAGTTTGCAAGACTAGCACTTGAGGCTGCACCAAGTTCTGTTAGTGTTGGCTTATCAGCACTGGTATAGACTTTATACCATGCACCCATAGATGATCCGTAGTTACGGACGTTAATAATGGGGTTGCCAGTTTTACTAATTACTAATTGAGTACCAAAGTTTGCATCAAGATTGTTAATACCTAGAACATCAGTACCAGTTGGTGATGAGGCTGCGGCAATCTTAATAAATCCGTTACCATCGCGTTCTTGCCAGCTTGGATACGTAGTACCATTAGAGCCAACGCCAAAATCACCACGGTTAATTGGTAGTACTGTATCATCTAGTACACCAGAACTAACTAATGCTGTTGGTGCAAAGGTATATGTTTTGGTTACTACATTATCAAAACTACCAGAAGTTGTCATTGAAGTTAGTGTACCGTTATACATTGCATATGGAACGGTAGTATCACCAGCACCATCATCAGGCATTTCAATTTTCAACTGAATTTCATCACCAGAGTTTACCAAGTCATCTAGGAATTGGTGATCTGTTGGAACCCAGTTTACAGTAATTGATACATCATCATATGCTTTATCACCTACGGCCTTAGCCATAAATGTTTCATTATATGGTTCAATTGATGCAACTTGTGTTGTAGTACCGACTACTGGAAATGATGCAAGTTTTTCAACTTGTTCAAACGCTCTAGATTTTGGATCGGTGTTTAGTATATTGGTATGAATCCATACCGTTGTATAGTTAGTTAGAAATGACATTATTACTCCCCGTAGCTAAATGTAATTGATTGCGTATGTACATACATTGTTTTTTGTGCTTCGGCTTGAGTAGTCATTAAACTATCACCAACTAGTACTTCATAAATTGGCATTCTTAGTAGTTTATCTAAATCATCTAGAAAACCATTAGTAAAGATTGCCTCTAGAATCTTTTCAATTTCATCTGAGGCATTTTTAAAGTCTTCGGCAATTGATACAAAATCAATAGTAAACTGACATAGATTCTGCACTTCTTGCGGTACTATTTGAGCCGCGATTACTGGCATATTTTGTGGAATTTTATTTCTGGTAACTGAACTTCCCCCAATATATACCATTGCTTTTTTTTCTACTGTCGCTTTCGATGGAAAATGAAGATTAGCTTTAGTACTTAACTTGTTTGTTAGGTACTTTCTTATTGTATAGTCTGCCGTGTACATATTATATGTCCTCTAAATCAATCTGTTGGGTATAGCGATAATCTGAGATTCCACTCAAATCATCATCTATTCTATTTACTATGTAGGTAGTACCATTACGTTCAAAAGTAATACCCAAAGGTAAACCAGAATCAGAGGTGAAATAATCCACGGTAGATTGCGTCCCTTCAAAAAAAATCTCGTCTTGCTCGAATATCACTGTAACAGTACTTGTTACTCCATCCTGAACAATGACGAGATCTTCACCGAAAGAATTTAGTAGTACCTTTTTTTGGCTATTACTAAATTCTCTCATATTATTACGCTTTCTTAGTTAGTTGTAGGAAGCAAGTATCATGTGCTAGAGCTACGTCGATAAAGTTCCAAACGCGATATGCTACAGTTCCTGAACGGCGGTAAGTAGTTGTGTCATAATCCACTTCCTGACCTTCCCACTGTGCGATTAAAAGTTGATCGAACTGACCAATTAGTACTACACCATCTGCTACGTGTTCAGATACGAATACTTTTAGTTCAGAGTTCAACCAACGATCATCAGTACGTTGACCTTCGATCATTGCAACTGCTGCTACGTTGCCTAGTACTGGTTGAAGACGGAATTCCGCTACCATCTTGCTATTCATCACGGCGACACAACGACGAGTATCAACGTTTTTAGAACCTAGTTCTGCAACTGCTGCTTGTACGTCTGCTTCGGTGATTTTGCCAGATACAGCACTTTCAACTACTGGTGCTTTTGCTGCGATTTGTGCAAACACATAATTCTCTAGACCTTCAGCGGCGTGACGTAGAAGTTCTTCTTGAACGAAACGTGCAGCATTTGGTGCAGTTAGAATTAGTGATTTAGATACTGGGATTTCACCAGCTAGAATTTTAGGAACCATATTGATCTTACTGAAAGATGCAATAGAAGTTTCTACTTCTTCGCCTTCGGCATATACTTTGAATGCTGGTGCTACGCCATCTGCTTTAGGAATAGATAGAGTACCGCGACCTGCTAGGCCAGTGTATAGAGTTGGCATTAGATCACCTAGAACACTACGTTTTAGTAGTTCAGGGATATATGAATCTTCATATACTTCTTGTACTAGACCAGCACCAGAAGTAGTGTTAGTTGAAGGGTCAATAGCACGAGTAGCTACGTTATAACCACGAGTACCACGAGTTGCAGTAGTTTTTAGTTCGGTGTCGTCAATTACAGATTGAACCATATCATGAATAACATTTTTTTCCATTTTTGGATTTTCCTTAACGTTAAGTTTATTTTCAGTATTTAGTGAGCGAATGGAGTTTTTAAATTCTTCTACACTAGTCTTGTTATTTAGTGCTTGAGTTGCGTCCACATTGAAAAGAGTTGCGATACCTTGAATATCACGAACACGTTTATCTTCTGCTTCAACTTCTAGTGAACGTTTTTCACTATCAATCACTGGGGTATTTTCTTGATCATTTACTTCCTGATCATCGATATCTTCAGGGGAATCTTTTTCATCTACGATATCCGCACGATAAAAACGAGCACCTTCAATCTCTACAAACTCTTTTCCATTTTCATCACGTTGGAAGGTAGTTGTTTTACTATCTTCTGCTGGTTCTGCATCTGGGCTTAGAGTGGGTTCATTAACTTCATCTACTTGTGGTAAATCACGTGTTTCATCAGTTAATTTATTTTCTTCTTGATCCATTGTTCTAATTCCTTCGGTTAGGTTAATTTCTACAGTACTATTTAGTGAACGGGCTACACCTGAACCGATGAAATCAGCAGGGGCGGCGACCGAACTAATTTCGTAGGGCTGCCATTTAGTTACGATTAGTTTGTTTCCATCTAGGTACTGATCAATTACGTTATATCCAACGCTAATACCTTCACGGATTCCTTCTTTAATCATGTTGAAAATTAGTGGTGCACTGCCTGAATCAGAAAAGCGAACTGTCGCACGGCAAATTTTATCGGCATCGACGGAAGCACGTTCCACCTTGCCGATTTGTTTATCCATACTGTGTTCAATTAGGAGAGGACACATACCCATATTAATTCGGGATAGGTCTACGTTCTCTGGATTACAAAGAAGAATCTCGTCGTAAGTCTTACCTTGGATTTGTCTCTGTACTGGGTTTTCTGATGCAAAGGCTATTTGTACCGTTAAATTCACTTCATCAATCGCTTTATCGATCTGGATCTGTGTTACTGCCCTGATCTGTTGCGTCGGTTGAATTTCCATTTAGTGGTTCTTCCTTATCCTTGTTTTGCTCTTTGTTGATCTGCTCCTGCATTACGCGAGGGTCAAAGCCCATCTCTGTTATTACCTGCTCTCTACTTTTCAAATTTAATTGCATTGCGAGTTCTTCAAATTGAAGATCTTTTAATGGGTCAAGTGATTGTGGTTTAGCTGGTGTATATTGAGCTTCGGTTAGTTTATTAAAATCGGAGGGATTGAAATTACTAACTGGACTACTGTTATTTAGTATTTCCATACGTAGCCAATTGATATAAATTGGTTTCAGTACTGAAATAATTAAATTGTTTTGCTTAGTCTTAAAGGTTTGTTGTTGAATCTTATCGACTAACTTACTTGCAGAATAAGATGCATTGGAAGTATCACCTTTTAAAGTTTGAGTAGTCATATCTAAACCCATTGCTACTAATAGCATTTGGTTTTCAACAAATTCTGATAGAGCATCAAATGTTGCTGATGGTGTTACCGTTTTAACGTCTTGACCTTCTTCAAGTTCGATAATAGAACCGCCTTTAAGGTAGGCATCATCAAAGCGAGTAATACCACTATCATCTTCACCTTCTTCATCATCTTCATCTGGTATACCTTCATATGTAGTCTTCTGCGTATTAGTAACAAAGGCCATAGCACTGGCTGCTACCTGGCGTGACTGAATAGCGGCATTCATGAAACGGTCAAGATCATCAAGAACTGGAGCACTACACATTAAGTCAGGTAGTCCACGTTGTTGATTTGGATAGTTTGCTGTGAATAGGTGAATCATTCGATCTGCTGTAATACGATCCCATTTACCAATATGATATGAATAATCAATTGGGTTAATCTGGGTAACGTAATATGCAATTGGACGTCCTGTATTTAACTCATACTCAATTCCATTTGAAACGTAGTTTCCTGATTCTAACCAACGATTGAATTTAGTATTGATACGCATTGAATCAATGATTTCTAATTTAACAGTACCATCAATAATGTGAACGATTGCAAAGGCATCACCAAAGATTGCACGTGTTTCTTCCATACGTTGTTGGAATTTAGAGAAGTCCATAGTACCGCATAGACTAAAACGGCGTGGATCTTCTGCCCATTTATAAAACTCTTCATATAAAATCTTTGAGGTTTCAAAGTTTTCTTCATCACTACCAATATGTACATTTGGACGTACTGTAATACCTTCACAACCAACCACACCTGATGTATTTGCATAGATGTATTTACGTGCGATTGGGTTTTTCAAATGGAGGTTTGCAGAAGTTGCGGCCTGAATAGCCCAAAAGTTATTAATAATGCTATTTATATTTCCAACTGATAGACCATTACTAAATCCCCAGTTCTTTGGCTGTGCATTATTAACAATTGCACCAACATTAATTGCACTAATAGAACGTTTTAAATCTTGTCCAAGTGGCGGTGCAGTACGAGGTACTTTCCCATCAATCATACGTTCGGATTGTTTAGGTAGTTCAATCTTCGGTTCTTCTTTTTTACCAAAAAAATTCCATGCCATTAGCGTATCCTCTTAAATGTAGTAATACTTTTAATTGGATTACCACTCTTTTTATTATTCATTTTTGCTTTCAACTTATTGTACTGACGTAGTAAGGCTTGTTTCATACGCCATAATACTTCTGTACTTTCATTTACTAACGATTTGTTATTAATGGAAGTTGAAAGTACTCCACCATTAGTTAGTTTTGCTTTGATTACTTGTTCAATTTCATCAATAGCTTGTTTTAGTTCATTAAGTTGATTTGCCGCTGCTCGTGGATCTTTGACTACAAATGTAGTTACTTGAAATTGTCCATCGCGTACAATTCCCGTATACATTCCATCAGTCCAGTTAGTAGTATCAATATCCTGAAAAGGTTGGGAATAGGTAGTACTATTTCCCAACGGATCAATGATTTCTACAATGGCGGTAATACTCTTAATATCGAAAGTAATGATTTCACCGATATATACAGTACTCATTAAATCGAACTTGCGAGTGTTTGACATTGTGTTTTACCTCATGTGTTAGAACCAACCTCCCTTTCTTAATTGAGATATACCCTTTTTCTTTGGTGATGATTTCTTTTTAGTAGGGGTTGTTGGTTTATTTAGTATTTCTTCTTCTTTATATTTAGGCTTTTCTGCTGCAAGTTCTTTTTGGCGGTGATCATGAATACGTAACTGTTTATAGGGTTGAGCACCCATAGCATTTACTTTGTGATCTATTGCAGCAAGGCCATACACGATACAGTCCAATGCCTCATTCCTTGAACCTTCAACACGTAATTCCCATCGACGTTGTTTGTTTAGTTTCTCGGCTGTTAATTGAAGAAAGTAATCATCTGGTAATGAATGGGAAAAATGTACGTTCATTGCTTTTTCTATTCCTGGTTCATTCAATGCCTGTAGTAATAGTTTGCGTACTGTATTCTTACCTTCATGTACGTTTATATTTACTAATTCATGACCAGCTTCACGGCTATCATTTGTGAATGCACCAGTAGTTACTGACTTACCCTTAATTGGAGTCCAGTTTCTATTGGTATTACAGAACTTATAAACTTGTTTAGTTGCACCACCATTCGAACTATCTATAAAGCAACGTAGTACCTTCACCCTTTTACCAAGGGGTGTAGTAAACTTTGAATTGGAATATGCTACTAACTCGGCATAGGCTTTATCTTCGGCCTTAGTACAATCCACGCCCCTGAAATAGCGATGATCAACTAACCAAACATTCTTTTCATCAAACGCCAAAGTACTGACCTCTAGGCGGTCAAGCTGCTGATCACATGCGAGTACGCACCCAATTGCCTTTTCTGGAAAGTTCATTACATCAAAAGTATAATCACGTAAGTTCTCTAACATTGTTAAGTCAGGTTGAATATTACTTTTATCTTCCCAAGGTAACCCCAAGGTATTGTTATAAAAGCTGGCTTCATCATAGTTCAACCATGCTTCGGCAAAGTCCTGTACTATCTTTCGAATTGATGAATTGGGGGAATATAAACGGCTAATGTGATAACCATAGTAATCTTCTACTTCTGGATTAGTTGCAATCCATCGGCCTTGATTCACTGCCCTGATACGTTGTGCTTCGGTAATTACTTCATCACATTTAGGACAATGTAAGGTTGCACTTTCCGGTACTGGTACGTTGCGGCGTTCATTGAATGGTTTCCAATCAAACTTTACATTCTCCCAAACTAATTCATGTTCATGTTCACAATGAGGACATGGAATAAAGAACTTCTGTTGATTTGAGAGTTGCCATTGTTGGCTGATCATATCGTCCGGGTGTAATGGAGTTGATGCCATTACTATTAAACCTTGGGGAAAGGATGCAGTACGGTTTTCAAGTATCTGTAATGGATTACCCTCTTCACCATCTGGATCAACACCAGACAACTCATCTACCCATACTACTGGTACTGTTAAAGTACGCAAGGATGCAGGGGAACCCATGTTTAGAAAGTATGTAAGAGTGCCATCTTTATTCTGTTGAGTACTCATATCGTTTACTGAGTTCTTATCATTCTTATCAGTAACGAGTGCTTTTAGATTTGGACACTTTTCAATTACCTGTTGCCATTTACCTTGTCTAAACTTTTTAAGCATACCTCCAGAAGAAGTTGCAAATATTTGGTTAGTTGGATTTACTGACATTCGATATAACATACCATTCTGTAGAATAGTTGTTTTTAAAAGTTGAGCACTGGACATAAGGCAGATCTTTCTAATCTTCGGGTTTACTGTTGCATCAAGTGGTTCTTCTTGGAACTTGAATAAAGTAGTTGGTTGATACTGTAGTACTCCATCTGGAAAAACAGTATTGGTCTTTACCCATTCTGATGGTTTAATCTTCTTCGGTGGAAGAATCGCCTTCAAACTCTTGTTCAAGATCTTCATCATCTTGTTCTGGTTGTTCTGATTCATATTCGTAATTTCCTATATCATTTAATTTTGCATCAATGATTTGTTCTAGTTTTACTTTTAATTCTAATGCGTCTGTACTTTCGAATAGCTGTACATAACAAGTACTGGGAATAGATCGCAGTACTGATTTAAGTTGTTGGAAGTAGCTTGTTAGTGTTTCTTCTACATAGTCGGATTCAATTAAGTGACCAGTTGCAATATGCAATTCAATCTCTGCCTGGTCTGCTTCGGCCTTTAGTTTTCGTAGTCGTTCTAACTCGATTAGTTTCTTTGTGTCGTCTTCTCTGAGCGGCTGGATGATATTAAGTAGAATCCACTGATCACATTCAGTCTTGGATGCTTTAATATTGAATCCACGTTTAGACCACTCACGGGAAACGGTAGAGGTGTTCACACCGTAGCGTATTGCTATTTCCTCGTTTGTGTAATTTTCTTTCATTTTTACTGTACTCATGTTTAGTGTTTGTTTAGTGACTACAAATCTATTTGTGACTAAAAGTTATTAATATGTATGCGTCCTTCATAATTTTTTATATATTGAACAAAAAAAGTGCGACGAAACTACGCGGGTTTTCAAAAATTGTCGGAGAACCTATCGATTTATTAATTTCATTGATTACTCATCTTTTATTTTATTGAGTAGTACTGACACTCTGTAGCTATTGATAGGTCTACCGTTTAAAGATTCATGTTCTAATAGTTCTTTTATTAGTCCGTGTAGATAATCCAGATGTGTACGTTCACTACCTTCATAGTTATCAATACTATTCCAGTGATACCACCATCGGCCTATTGTGTAGCTATGCTTGTAGTTTATACTGATATATTTATGTTTGGCTGTTATTGAATAGTCATCAATGAATAGGCTGTAGGCTTCATCAATCGCTATGTGAGCCGATATTAGTACATCATCACGTGAATAGTCATAGCCTGACATAATGCCGTCTGTGATGGTTGTAGAGCCTTTTGGGAAGTGTAGGATTATTGATATGCACATTTGTATACCCCTATGGTGTTTGGTCTATAGGGGTATTTACTGTGTTAGTTAAAGCAGGGTGTTTACCTTGTCGAATGGTACTGATCTGTAGAGGTAGCCTTGTACCGCCGTTACTCCACAATCACGTAGTACTGATAGTTCTTTCTGTTGCTCTACTCCCTCTACGATTACATAGGGGCAATACTGCATGATGTTCTTCATCAGTACGTTGAATGTTGGTTTCTGTACTTCCTGAAGATAGAACGCCCTATCGATTTTGACCGCCTCATAGCATCCAGTAGTGAGTGCTGCGACATTGGCACGGCCTGAACCAAGATCATCGAGGAACAAGCGATAGCCCACGTTTAACAGGGTCTTGAGTACTGGATGATTGATACCGAGTTCAAGCCCTTCAAAGTCCTCTGATATCTCCAGCCTGACATACTCTAGTTTATCCAGTAGCTTTATCACCTCTCTATCAAACACACATAGCCTTGCTTGTATGGTGTCTATGTTAACGGTGCAGTAAAGCCGGTGATCCCTGAACCATGACGCATGTACTTCTATGGCCTGTAGTTGTCGTATTAGTAGTTCCCTCTTCCCTTCAGCATCCATAGCCATGATGAAGTACTTACTGTTCAGTACTGGCAGATCTTCACTATGGAAGCGGGTTAATAGTTCACAGCCTACGAGCTGGCCTGAAGTCGTCATGATTGGTTCTGCTATGAAAGTTGTGGTAATCATCCATTATTATCTCTTAAGTCGATTGATAACGGATTATTGATCGTTTTTACCTATTATTATAGTCACGACCGCACTAAAGAAATTAACTTAACATATTGAAAATGATCGTTTTTATCTATTTTATGGTGTTTTGTCTGGTACTGTATATAATCACAGTATTAGCGGTTTTGCTTGGAGGGTTAAGGAATGGGCAATAAGAACGGTTACGATCCATCCATACGTAGAGGTGTTCACCAGTTCTCACACGCTGGGGTATGGTTCACGGTCTGTTATTGGGGGAGTGCTCTTGAGCAATTCAAGTTTGGTGATCGGGTGATATTTGAAGGTTCTGTAGGCGGGGTGTTCTGGCTGGGAACGGTTGAAAGGGATTGTTTTATACTGATTAGCGAAACGCCATTCAAAGATGTATTGGACGCTATGAGTTATCTACATGCCGAACAACGTGTGATTGAACAACATGATGATGATTGGTTCTGTGGACAAGAAGAATTACCATTCTAGATTCACGCCACACCTACTCACAACAAACCAAACCCCTTTGTAGATGTGGCGTGAATGGGGAGTGTACGTCATCGGACGTTTAATGGTAAAGTACTCATAAATCTTATATATTGCGGATAATTGATGATGGACTATAAAAAACTGAATATGGCACTTTTCATAACAGTTATAGTTCTTATAACTGTAGCTGTGTTTGCTTTTTTAAAAGTACTCTTCTCTGATACAAAAGCTTTAGAATGGGGAAGTATATCTGATTTCATTAGCTCAATTTCAACTTTCGGTACACTTCTTGTAGCATTCTTTGCTTATAAAGCAGCACCACAATGGGTGAAACAAAAACAATACGATGAAGGAATTAATCATGTTAAATCTCTAATGGCTGAATATGATGAAATTGTATCAAGCATTTTAGAGCTGCACCCCGAAATAATAACCATTAACAAACAAAGCCCAAAATTTAAAATACTTTCAGAAAAAGTCGAACAATTAATTTATCGCACTTTCGATTTAAGAGCAAAATTGAAGTCCTGCCAAAGATGGAATATTATATATCCGAAGGAAGTTAGTGAGGCATTTCTTAGACTAACCATGTATTTTCATCATTCTTTCTTACAATTGACTTTCAGTGATATTGATTTTAGTGATGAAAGAGCTAATGAAATTGATACTGCCGATCTCATCATTGCTGAAGTAAAAGAAGATATTGATTTTTTCAATCGTAGTCTAGATAAATTTTTCACCTACCCCAAATGATAAAAGCCCCGCAAGGGGCTTTTCTATTGTCTTTTAATTGCTTTTATTGCGTGTTCTTCCATCAATTTTCGGAATTTGATTTCGCTTAGTAGTTCTTCTAGTTTCATTTCTTTTTTCTCCTGTGCCATATCTATTTAGTGATTAGTGTTGAATAGTACGCCTTAGTAGCTCTCATATTGAATTCTCGGTTTAGGTGAGTGTACGACGGCATACGCCCGTTATCCTTCCTGAATCGCTCTATATAGGCCGTTAGTAGTTCTAACTTAGTTGGGCTTACCTATGGATTGTCGCTTAGTGTAGAGCGTTTAGGCGTGTTATAGAGGCCGTTAGATTGGCCTCCTTGCTGGTGGATATGTTTACGTAGTGTTGACCACTTAGCGGGTTTCTGTTTTGGCATTATGCGTACTCCTTCGGTACTAGTTGATTAATGGCGGCGGTACTAGTTGATTAATGGCGGCGGGACTCGTTCACACCTGCGGCGTTCACTGCGTGGCGACTTCAAGAGACTTTGAATAACTGTCTTTGAGTAGTATCTCTTGAGTACCTACACCTACTGGATTTGAGCAGAGCGAGAAAAGGCCGCTTGCCGGGTTTTCGATGCGATAGCGAGAAAATCGGCAATGGTTGGTTATTTTAATTTCTAAGATCAAAATGCGAGCTTGCGAGTGTTTTGATCTTAGGAGTTGGAAACTCCATGTTTTAGGTATTAATATATTCTATATATGTTACCCTAATTCGGGATAACCCATATATAGTGTGATTTAGGCCATATAAACTACTATATGTAGTGCTTTCTGGATGAAAACTGACCAAAATGACCCGAATTAGGGTATTCGTACCGCAATTAAGGTATCCATAAAATACCCTAATTACGGTCACATTAGCCCCTGAATATAGGCTACTAACTCTTCTTTAGTCCTGCCATCACTGATCATAGTACGTAACTCCTGTGCTTCATCGGCGTTTAGATACTTGTGAGCATCGGGATCACTCTTTAACAGTGGTGTACCTTTCGCTAGTTCTTCCTCTAGTGCTTTTATCACTGCTAATACTACACGTTTGTATTTCTTTACTGATTCATCACTATAGGAGAAACGACCGAATATTTCATTTCCTTCAATCCTGCGTTTTACTGATTCTGTACTTATCTTGCTTTCATTCTGGATGATATGAAAAATCTTACGTGGTGCGTATGCTTCTTTAGTACCACCCATGATTTCTTTGATAGTGTCAGAAATTACTAGTCGGCATTTACCCGATAGTTCATTCATTGCTGTTACTTCTTTGAAGAGACAAAACAAATCAAAGTTATCTTTTATTTCCTGTTTACGTCCCGCTTTCTTTTTTTCTTCTGGGGCTTTCTTTTTTGTCATGATAAATACCTTTATAAAAATGATGTTCGTTACTTAATGGCGTTACAGTGTTTCTCCCACTGTAACGCCTTTTTTATTACTTGCTGTTTAGTAGTGCTGTACTAAGTACTGGATAGTTGCTGTACTTAGTTGCTAGGTTCTGAATACGTACTTGGCGGTTTTGAAAATATACTTCATGTGCTTCATCTTCTGTAGTGAAAGTACCGTAATACTCCTGTACACCGTTGTATGTTGATTTAGCTACCCAACTATTGAAAACCTTCTGTACTCCCTTCTTATGTTTACCGTAACCACCTCTGAATAGTTGATTTACTTCATGTGGTACGAACATACAAGTGTTTGGGGAATAGTGATTAGTTCCCAACATATCCTTATCTACGTCCCATCCACTAACACTATTTTCAATGTACCAGTAGTAATAGTTACTGAAAGTGTACCATTCAACACAAATAGTTGTTTTAGCGTAACCTTTGCGTTTGAGTCTTGAATGCATACTATGCCATTTACTTAGAGCTTCTTTATATAGGTGTAGAGATACCTGGCCTTTTAGGTCATTGATTTTTTCCATTGTGATTCTTCCATGAATTTATGTACTTCGCATTCCTTGCTAGTACAATGAGATAATACTTTTTACGATAGTATCAAACGTTGTTTTTTTACTTACTGTTTAGTATTGAGTACTGATTGATTAGGTACTGTATCGCACTTGCTTTAGTTTTCGCTTTTCCTTCTTGTATTAGTTTTTCAAGTAGCTTTACTTGAGTATCATTTAGTTTTACGCTCACAGGATGTGATTTCAATTCCTTCATGTTTTCTCCTTTTGAAAAGAATTCTTTTTATGCTTTTCCAAATCAAAAGAAAAACCCTATGATTGCCATAGGGCTAAAATATCATTGGAGATTATGGAAATATTTATCTTCGATAGCTATATTATATCATATTATTTTGAAACGTCCCAAATTTCGAAGATCTTTGTGTAGTAATGTCACTTGCTACATATCTATTTAGTATTTTGTTTTCGGAAACATAGCCAAATACGGGCGATAACCCATAAAACTACCATAATTAGTAGGTACAGAATCCATCCAAGTAACACGTACTTGATAAACCCCGTTACCAAAATGATAAATCCGATGATTAGTACAGCAGAAGTAATTACCCAATCTAACACTATTAATATCTCCAAGTATTGAACCTAGAGATATTTAGTGGATAAGCATCAAAAACACGTGCAAATGCGGAGATTAGTTAGACGTAAGAAAATTGAATTGATTACGCATCCAAACACCTACGGTATCATTCCGATCTACAGCATCTACATAGTTCAGCAATAGCGAATAATCAACGATTGAAAGATCTTTGTTAGTCTGCTGAAAACTGATTTCACCATCTTCAAGCCGGATCATGAATGAAGGGGTATAGTAGAACTTACCACCATCTACATCTTCAATGATAACCTCACTGATTAACGTTTGTTCCTTCTTCTTATTCTCAACAAAAAGTACATGTCTTTTTAGCTCGTTCTGTTTATAGCTAATATCAATAGTGTAAGATGTACCATTACGCTTTAGACGAATATTAGAAACAATCTTGTTAAGTTCATTCTCATAACGTGTGCGTATATCTACGTTATTCACATCATACAATTCAGTAACGTTAATATCCTGTAGTACTGGCACATCTACTTGTACTGTAGCTAATGAAGCCTGACGTGCTAACAATTGTTCTAACTCAAATTTAGCATCATCGAGATCTTCACGCATATCAAAAGTTATAGGCTTACCAGCACTTTTACGGCGTTCAATACCATTTTCATAGTTAGTGATCTGATCCTTAACTTGATCAATCTGGATACGCAATACTTCTATTTCAGGATTAAATTCCTGTTCCTTCATTACAGTACTTAAATCTATTCCTAACAAATGTTCTACTACAAAACGTTCTACCGTTTCATAGGTCATAGCTTTGTTTTCACAAAGTCCATCACGTTCATTGAGGCAACGAATATATCTATATTCCTCAATTTTTGGATCGCCTTTCTTTGGTGTACGTTTAGCACGAACCACATTATGATACATTGGCCCGCCACATTCAGTACAACGTGCGATACCACTAAACAAATTACTTTTAATCAGTACTTCTTCCTGTCCGTCTTTCTTCACGGTAACACGCCCAGCATTAGGACGACGAGACTTTAGCAATTCCTGTACTAATTCAAATTCTTCTTCATTAATCACTACAGGGTACACGTCCATATCGTACTTTTTCTGAGTTACAGGATTTTCAATATCATCATGGTTACGGATGATTTCTGAAATGAAAATCTTCCCAGTTACACGGCGATTAGTAAGAATCTTATGAACAAGTTCACCAGTCCACGGACGATTAAATTTATATTGCTTGCCTTCTTTTCTTTGAAGTTGTTTAGCAATAGTTGGACACCCCATGCCAGTTTGATAAAGAGCAAAAATCTCTTTAACTACTGCTGATTTCTCATTAAGTACATACTTATCTTTTTCTACTTCGATCCATTGAGGACGTTTATTAGTTACAATAGTACCTTTGTTAAATGCTTGTTCGCGTTTCTTCGCCCAGCCTTTACGAATACGATCACTTTTATACTTTGATTCATCATATGCCCGTTGAGCATTCATCATTACAAAAGGTAGATCTTTAGAGTTACTACGGCTGATAACTATGTTAGCCATTACATCATGAATAGCTACGTTATGTGTCATCAAAGCATTGATGTAACCCATCACATCAAAAGGATTCTGACGACTAAAGCGATCGATCGATTCCACTACTAAAATAGAACTATCCCACATACCATTACGTACTTGTTCCATCCATGCCCCTAACTCACCCTCTGAGATGTTTAAACCCTTAAAGGCTGAGACACCTTGATCCGATAGTACTACTGGGGCTGGATCATCCATGTCCGTACAAATGCCAGTACGCTCTAAGTAGCCTTCTAATAGTTCTGCTTGGCGTGCGATGCCTGACCCGTCGAGCTGCTGATCGGAGCTAACACGGTGATACACAAAAACTTTTTTCAT